GCTGTATTTGCCTTTGAGACACAGGGAGACAGGCTCAAAGCGGCAGAAGACTATGCTGCACAGGGGTTTGATGTAGAAGTATTTAACCCTGATGAGTCTGATGTCTACACCGATCCTCCATCTGGGTCTTTCATAGCGCAAGTGCTCGGCGTGCTCAACGCTAATGATGCAGCGCCAGACGTAAAAGAACAGGTAATGCGTCTGTTCCTTGAGTCACTACCAGAGTCTTCTTTTGCAAAAGGATTAGTTAAGCGTAAAAAGACATCGGGTTTTGACGTTGATGCGGTAAAAGCAGCTAGAACGAAAGCGTACGACTTGGCGCGACAGACGGAGCGTATAAAAAATACTAACCGCATAATGCGGCTGAAAGACGAGTTTTTAGAGACTGTGCCTAAAGACCGTAGGGACAGTGCAGTGATTGCAGAGGTGGTTAATCGTGCTAATTTTGCGGTTAATCCACCCAGAGACACCGTTGCTAAAAACGCAAACCGACTTGCATTTATGTGGACTATCGGTTGGAACCCCTCGTCCGCAATAGTAAACTTGTCTCAGATACCGCTGTTTGCTTACCCAATGCTCGCTGGTAAACACGGCTACGGGGATACTCGTAAGGCTCTTGGTGCTGCAACAAAGTTGTTTATGGGGTCTCCTTCTAACAAGTCAGCAGAAACTTTGTTCGGAGACAACACGACACCTGCATCTGTAAAAGAAGCACTCCGTGAAGGTGGTGTGGGGCAAGCTCTCGAAGCTATGCAAGACAAGGCTTTGAAATCAATCGACAACTACTACACGTTCACTAGAGACAGTGACGGTTCGCTAGTTTTTTCAGTGCGCGAAGATTTAGACCTACCTGCAACAAAAAATGAAGCTGACGGTAAAGTATCCAGAGAAGAACTAGATAATCTCAAGCCTTTGATAGAACTAGCGTCTCGTCGTGGGCAACTCAACTCATCGTTCTTAGCAGAAACACTCAACGTAGATCAATCAGGCCGAAAGCAAAGTGTTCCTGATGTGATAACAAACATATCTGCATTGATGTTTCACGAAGCAGAAGTAATGAACCGCCAAGTAACGCTAATTACTGCGTACGACCTTGCACTGAACAAGTTAACAGGTGGTAAGAAACCCACTCTTGAACAACAGCAACAAGCCGCAGAAGAAGCAATATACGAAACACAACAGATTAACGGTGGTGCAACCCTAGAAACTGGCCCACGCTTTGCGCGAGATGGTGTTGGTCGTGTAGCTCTGATGTACAAGAACTACGGCATCCAGATGTACTACACCATGCTCAAAACCGGAAAGGAAGCACTTGATGTAGCGCGAGCCTCTTACGCTAGAGACCTTGAATCAAAAGGGATGAAAGCCGCCGCAGCGGGCGCTCTTGCTGATGCTTTTCGGTCTGACGCAGCAAAACAGCTTGCAGGAGTTCACCTATCCGCGTTGTTCTTCGCAGGAGTGCAGGGAATACCAATATACGGTGCAGTGACTATGTTGGCTGACATGTTCTTTTTAGGGGACGATGACGAAGAAGCTGACTTTTATGTGCGCCGTGCAATAGACAATGAACTGTTGTACCGAGGTCTAGTCTCTGAACTTACTGGGTTCGACGTAGCTCAACGTGTCAAGTTAACCGACTTGTTGTTTGAAGCTGACAGGTTTAACAGTAACCCCTCACCAGAAGAAGAGCTTGCTCACCTTGTAGGTGGCCCTGCATGGAGTGTGTATTCTAGGTTTAGAAAAGGTATTGATAAGATAGCAGAGGGTGACTTAGTAAGAGGTACAGAAGACATACTACCGGGAGCTGTGAGGAACGCAATGCAGGCTGTCAGGTTTGGTATGGAAGGGGGTATCCGCACTCGGCGTGGTGACTACATGTACGACGACATAACAGCCGGTGATCTAGTTGCCAAGGTGTTCGGATTCCCACCAAATGAGTACACCAAGGCTATGGATGAGACTTCTGCTGCTAAGAGAATGTCAGATAGGGATAGAGCTAAACGCGCAAAACTGTTGAAGAAACTGTACGTGGCTGAACAGTACGGGGACTTTGAAGGAATGGACGATGCAGAGCGTGAAATAGACGAGTTTAACGCTTCGGCAGCGGTAGGCAGAGACCCCGACCTGTTTATAAGTAGAAAGACAGTGAAGAAATCCCTTGCTAGGCACAGGGCAACAAGTGCAACAAGAATGCACAACGGTGTGGTGCTACCTAAAAATATACAAGGTCTCGTAGAAGAAGACGGATTTTTCTAATAGAAGCCCTCTACCACGCATAGAAGGGGCAGCGCAGTAGAGGGGACAAGTTTTATTGGAGGAGACCATCAACCTTGTCGGGCGAGATCCTATCATAAGATTCTCCAAACACGAACACCCAAAAGCGAACTTTCTACTCGCGTCTTAGCTACGATGTCCCACCCTTTTCTTTCGATGCAGATAGTCTTCACCTGTTGTGTAGCTTTGTCTGTATTGACACATGGTATAAACACAGAGCTACCGATAACCATAGCTCCCCAATCGACCACTATGTGAACTCCATCAGGGGTTAAGTCATCAAGTTTTACTACAGACATCAAGAACCGTGTTTACGCACCAACCTGCATATCTTGCCGCCCTTACGATAGAACCGCTGTGTAATGTTACTTATCTTAGATGGCGACACCATCAACAAATCAGCTATGCCAGATCTAGTTATACCCTTCTCTTGTAGCCCTATCACTTTTTCTGCAAGAGCTATGTCAATTAACTGACGTTCGGCCTTGCTTTGCTTCTCTTTATCTTGTGGTAACGAGCCATTACGTCCACCCTTACTTTTCATTACCTCCTTCACTCTTTTCTGTGCCTGTATCGCTTGCAGAAATAACCTGCTCATCATCTCCTCCTAGTTTCATTTTTACTATTAATACGTGCTGGGCGTCTGTCCGAAACTGAGTGCCTTTCGTTAAACGCACCTTCCCTCGCTTCGCACCCATTTTCTTAGTCAGGTCACTTACAAACGCGCTGTAGTTCACCTGCTGTGCAGCGCACCAGACTTTCAATGGTTTAGGTGCTAGATAGACCTGCTGTAGATCCGTCTCGTATCGTGCAACTAACTTTCCTCTCGGCAGTGCGTCTGGAATAACCAGTGAGTCCAACCCGTTCGACTGTTTCCGTAGGTCATCAGTGCTCTTAATCATCAGTATGTTGTTGAAGTTTTCATTCAAGTATTCGTTCAGTGTCTGCCGCACTGACACGCCCATACCGCTAACCGAGTCCATGTTGTGCTTCAATAACTTGATAGACCATTTGAACAACTCCTTCGTGTCGTAGTTTATGAGTCCTAACTTCTTAGCGAAGATAGCTCCCGTGAGCGTGCAAGCAACTCCAGCAGACCAAAACCTGTTCTCAGATGTTAGCTTCGCTACCGTGTCCACACGCTGCTGTACTTCTTTGAGTGTGGCTTTTACGTAGTCGAGATTCTGCATGATGTGCTGAATGTAGATGGCCCCAGCATGTCCGTAGTTAGCGGCTACCGCCTCATCGAACAGATCGGTGTCACGCTTCTCTTCCGTAGTGCCAAATACCTTCTGTGCAGGCCACTCCATCATGCGTTGTGCTTCTGCTTTCGGCGCTTGTTTCTCCAAAGCAATGCGTTCTATGACGCTGGCGTTGCCCGTTGTAACGGCTAGAAACTTCCAAGGCTCTCCTCGGGTACGTTCTAGGTTCGCACCGCCCGCCATACGTCCACGCTGTTGTCCTGACGATAGCTGGTACGCCAGATCACTCAGTCTTTTACTGTGCTCATTGGTCAGTTCATCCACGTAGAACGGTAGGTTGTGCAGCACCTCTGCACGGTTGAACTTCATAGAGTCTGTGTCTCGCTCTTCTAGCATAAGAGCTTTCTCATACCCCCACACCGATGCTGCTACGCGGATAGCTGCGGTCTTACCGCACCCGCTGATCGCACTATGTAGGTGGAGCGCACAGGCATTTTGTGGGAAGAAGTGCATAAGCGGTGACCCAAACGCGGTGCACACAACGTACTGGTGCATCACAAGTTCCGGCCTAGTCGTATAGAAGTTTGCCATAGCTTTCCATCCATCCAAGGTACCCTTTGGCTCAAACTTGGAAAGCAACGCCGCAGTCGGGGTGGACGGTGGGTTATACCGAATCTTGTTAGGGTGTATCTCTTTGTCGCCAACTACGAAAGCTGAACACCTGTCGTCTATCCAACCAAACTGTCGGTGAGCCGTATCTGCTGTGCTGGAGGCTTGTAATTCGTTTACCCAAGTAGTCATGTATTGTATTAAATCGTCTGGTCTTGTTACTGCAACGCCCTGCATGGACATTGTTTTTCTAAACTCTTCGCGGGACGTAACCGCTGTCAACGGCATTGTAAACTCCCGTACACCGTCTTTCGGTAGGTGTAGTCGGCATACAATCGACTCTCCTGCTTCCACATCAACTAAGCGTTTGGTCACATAGAGATCGTTGTGGTAAACAACCCGCTCATCTACATCTCCGTCTGGCCCAACGCTACGGACATATATGCCGCCACTTGCGCCTCGAAAGTATGGGCGCGGATAACTTGGGATAACGTGTTCTGACAAAGTAGGCTCTTCGCCAACTGTAGTATCGGAGAAAAGAGTATCTGGATTAGGTGTTGCAGCCGTTGCAGGTGCAAACCTAGCGCCTAGAGATATGGGCGACTTGATCTTGCCCCAGTTCGGGCAGTGTATGCAGACATCGGGGTTTAGCTCGTCAAATGTGGCGCAACGGTATGGCCCCTTGATTAGCTCAAACTTCTCCGCTGTCAGTTCTGGAGTGTATTCGTCATGTAAGTGCGAAATGTTATGTGCATGGCTCTCGGCATTCTCACAGTATTTAACGATAGAAAGCCCCGCCCTCCACATAGGCTCTACCGTTTCTTTCTGGTGCAGCACGATGCTACGTAGCTGCTCACATCCTCTACCCGCTTGCGTCTTTGCCAAGATATTCTTGAAGCTGAAAATTCTGTCTGGTGGTGGCTCATAGATCGCCTCCGCTTTTTCGGGGACTGGTATCAGATCGCAGCCGAGCTGATTTGCGAGAAAATCAAAATCTACGGCGGGGGCATCCTGTAACAACTTCACAGGTACAGGAGTATCGAACTTGTAATTGTGCGTACCTAATATGCGTAGCACTCTAGCTGCATCCGCAGGCACTGCTGTATCTATGAGAAACTTGTGTTCGGCGCATAAAGCCTTGAACTTCTCAGCTACCGGCTTCCAGTCCGCTATGCTTACGTCTTCCGTAAATGCCCAGTAGGTGTGTATCCCACCACCTGAGTCCAAAAGCATAGGCTTAGGTAGATCTAACACGCTGCAAAAACGCTTTAGCTCTTGCAGTGCGTGTTGCTTGCTAGTGTGTGGTTTGTCCTCCCCCACATCAATGTCAAGGAACAGAGCTTTGATATGTGAAGCATCTGTTGCCTTACGAGTACCTTCTTCCTTGAAAGCACTTAACGCGAAATAAGCGTCCCAACCGTTATTATCGTATCCTGTTGCCTGCGCTGCTAACTCATCTATATTCTTAAACGACAGTGTTCGTGTGTGTCTTTTAAGTTCTGTGTTATTGCACCAGAGAACATATACTCCTTGGCTGGGCAGAATCTTCCGCAAGAAAATTCTTGTATCCATAATTGCACCCGTAAAATCCTAAAATGTCTAACAGGTTAGACATTAAGAGGCACTACGGCAGGGGTGTCGCCACACCCTTTTCGGGATTACCTAGCCGTAGTGAGTATCCCGTTGAAGTTAGTCGTCCCATTCCTCAATCAGAGCACTAACGTCATCATCGTCTGTGGGTGCAGGGGCAGACTTCTTGACAACCTTTTTAGGCTCTTTCGGTGCTGGGGCTTCTTCTTCAACAGAATTAAAGATGTCATCTGAATCGTCATCATCCAACTCGACATCGGTGCTCTTTGTGGTATCGCTGAACGGGTTGTCAGGCTGTGCTACAAACCCACCGTCTACAACACCAAATGGTGAACGAGACTGCATTGGTTTGTAATCAATAACCTGCACACCGTTAAGGCGTAGGCTGACGCCGGTACCTTGTACGCTGTAGGGCACAAAGGTAAACGCAAGATTCACGATGCTACCGGAGGTCAACTGAAAGTCCGCTGGTAACTTGTTATTCTTTGCGTCTACTTGTAGAGGAGGCGTGGTTTTGTCTGTGCCATACGCCCCTTTCAACTTAGCCTTACCTAAGTACCTACCGTCTTCTTGCTTCTTGAATGGTAGCGGGAACTTTTCAGGCCAACCGTCCTCTTTCTTTTTGGTGTACGCTGCCTTCATTGCTTTGTACAACGCTTTTGCTTCTGGCGCAGCCATCAAAAACGATATGCTGTATTCCGCACCATCATCTAGTGCGTCACACTTGACGGATCCACCTTTGCCACCGTTGGCGCGGTTATCAAACTTATACGTGGTATCAAGTTTTGGGTACAACGCTTCCACGTTAGTCATTTGGTAGTACATAAAATCTTCAGCCATGTTGGTCTCCTGATTGGCTATTTATATTGAACCCTTCCGTTACATTGAACAGCGACTCAACCACAAAGCTGGTTGTAATCGCCTCTAGTACATCATCTCGGTCTACTAGCAACCTAATCGTTCCAAGTTCCTCTTCTTCTAACGCTCTTCGTGGGTAGAAAAAAAGTTTTGGCACACTGCTGTTTTCGTCAAAACTAATTCTGGTGACAACCGCCATAGACGGTGTGCCATGCCCACTTAAAAATTTGGCGTAGGCTTGTAAGGGCATACAACTCTTACTCGCTTCCTTACCAAATATACTGCTGGCGGGAACC